CAGTCTTTCTACTTTAAAAAGACTTGATATAAAAAAGAGAGGAGATTAAAAATAAAATCTCCTCTCCAATTTAATAAATTATAAAACATGAAAAATTCAAAGGTCTTTGATTTCTGGGTATGTAAATAAAAATTTAACATCCAGAGTTTCCCAATTTACTTTTGGTCTGTTATCTATTTGGAAGCAAGGTGCTGTTTTGTCATACTTTGATGCCATGTAAAAGAACAGACTAAGTGGGTGGACTTTAAAATCTACAAAAGTATCTTCAAGAAAATTAAAACTTCTACTTCTCTTTGACATGTCAAGTGTCCACCTTTCAGAAGGTATACCACCATAGCCAGAAGTTTCAAAATCCCAATCCTCAAGACATCCACCATATCTTCTTTCAAATTCTTTATCTGGAATAACACATATAATATCTATATCTCTTGGATTTTCTTTACTTGGATTCACTTGTGAACCTACAAGGAAGCAGTAGCCATTATAATATTGAGATAGTCTATGACAGGCAAACCTAAGTGGGTTCATTCTTTCTATTGGAAAATTAAGTTTTGTCATATTACCAACCTCTTATTATTTTAAGAACTGTTTTAATTTCTCTTTCATCACTTCTGTAAATGTAAGTAGAATCATTATACTGCATTCGTGTACTTATATCATCTTCATGTGCATACAGGTATTTCACTTTTCTACCTGTTGGACTTTCAAGGATTATCTCTTTTGGAATAGATTCAAGAACATATCCAGTATCTCTAAGAAAATCAGAGTAAGTAATTATAATTGTATTTTCTTTCTTATCAAAATCTTTACTTTCTATTTTATATTCTACATTTTTTATATTTCTGTCAATTTGAATATCATCAGAAAGTATAATACCACCACTTGTTCTTATAATGTCGTAATATCCTTGTCTGTGTCTTTTACTTTCAAATCTTACAGTTTGATACTTAATCTTTCCCTCTTTATCTTTAATTTTGAGTTTTCTGAAAACCTGTAAATCATGTTTTACATAGACTTTCTTCATTGATCCATATTTCCCTATCATAGAATTTAAAATATTTTTATATGTAACTGAGTCTTCTTATTTTCTGAATTGTAAAATGTAGTTTTATTTTTATGATTTTCATAAGTATAAACCTCAAAACCTCCTGTTTTTGTATTTACAAGAGTAATTTTACTTGGTAATGTGTCTATTTCTTGGATACTTAAATTTATCCAATCTATGGAAAATATACCTTTTGAAAATGAAATATTTTTATCTGGAAGATAAAGAGTAATTTCTTTTTCTTCTATATCAAGGTAAATTCCTGTAACAGAAGATCCACTGTTTATTATTTTAGTATGTAAATTAGAGAAGTGGGTAGAAGATGTAACAACATACTCTTTTGTAATATGTCCAAATGAATTTTTAATATTAAGTAAGTACCGTAACTTTGCCATTTTCTCTTTTTCAAATTTTATACAAAAAGGAGGTCAACTGTTGCGTAAGAAGACCTCCTCTGGATAAAAATAATAAAAACTATAAAGAATGAAAGGATTCCTATGGTTCTACTTTATTTGATTTAGAATAAACTTCTTCAAGAATATCTGCGTACTGTATATTTTTTCTTTCAAGAAGTTTAAAGATATCATCTCCAAGTATTTTATAAAGTTCTTCTCCGTACTGTTCTATAATATTTGCCTCTGAAATGAAATCCATACCAAAGCAAACTTCTATAACTGAGTAACTTATTATTTTCTTTATTTTATCTTCCATTAGTTTATAAGTTTTTCATAAAGAGAATCAAAAAGGATATCTCTCAGATTTACAATTCCATTTTTAGTATCTGTAAGTATACAAGAGTTTTCAAGAATCTTTATAACATCAGATTTCTCAAGTGTAGGACTCTCAAGTGTACTGTATTTCAAAAGAATATCTTTTATATCAGATAGTGTAGGTAAGTAAGTTTTAATATCATAAGGAATTTCTTTTACACTATAAATTTCACATGGACAAAAGTTTCTATCTCCTACAAAATATTCTCCATTTTCATCAATTTCTCCTACCACCCAATATGCTACATTTTCCATTATGAGGAACATATATCTACCTGCTTTCATATGTTCTTAAGTTTAAATTTAAGAAAGAATCCATCAGTAATAAAGATATAAAGAGAATCTACTACTTGAAGTGTATATTCTTCAATTGGATTGTCCAGAAATGCAGTTTTAAATTCTTTTGGAGAATCTACTTTTTCTACAACCTCTACAAGAATATCCATATCTATGTTATATTTACATTCTATCTTATATCTGACTGCAATATTTAAGTACTTAGAAAGAATTTCATGATTGTATAATGGAAAGAGTTTTTCATCAAGTTTTGCTTCTTCTATCATCTTTACTGTCTTCTTTGGAGTTTTTACAATTTCTACTTTCTGTTTTGTTCCTACAATAATAAGAGATTCTCCTACTTCTCCAATGATAGTCCCATCTATAAGATCAGTCCGGGTTCTGATTAGTCTTCTTTCTATTTTTCTCATCTTCTTTAATTATTTTATCTTCAAGTTCTGCAATCCAATAACTGGATTTTCTCTTTATTTTTATATCTCCATTTTTTGCTTTAAGTATAACATGAGTCTTTGTGATATCCATAGAAGACAAGGAGATACTATGTCTTTCACATAAGAACCTAAGAGCAGGTACAAGCCCCTCTTCTGTATCAAAAACCAAAGGAGATACCTTTTCTTTCATTTTTAAAAGATAACTTTTATGTGCATATTTAAGATCTTTGGAAAGTCTAAATTTTTTAACTGATTTTAAACAGAATGAAATGAAATCTGGTTCTTTCTCAAAGACTTCCTGCAAAGTATGTTCCCTGTGTCTTCTTGAAAATCCAAGTTTTTCATTAATATCATCGTAAAGTTTCATAAAAAGAATTTTTAAGTTTTTTGTTTATTTCTTTTTTACAAGTGCAAGTGCTGACTTATTTACAAGTATACTATCTTTAGAAAGTGGAACATCCAGGTGGATACCCTCTGCTGATGTACATCTTGAAAGAGCAACATAAACCTGTCCATCTGCAAAAAATCCAGTTCCTGTTTGTATATTAAGTTCACTAAAAGTAAGTCCTTGACTTTTATGAATAGAAATTCCATATGCAAGTGAAAGAGGATATTGGGTCATGATAGCAGTAATGATAGACACAATCTTTCCATTAGTATATGTATATGATCTAAGTTCAAAATCAACAGTAGAAATTGGAACTACCCCAGTGTCATCATCAAGATCTACATAGATAGTCCCATCTTTTATTTTTACAATAGTCCCAATTGATCCATTTGAGTAACCCTCTCCATTCTTTCTTATCATAACTTTACAACCAAGTTTGTACCTAAATTTGTAATCAACAGGGAAAGCACTCCATTCAATTTTATCTCCTGTAATATTGTTAATCTTTCCAAGATGTTCATAGAGTGGAGAATCTATATTTTCAAGTGCAACTGTGTTTATTCTATCTGCTGTAGCATTAGTGGTACAAAGAGTAATAGCCTGAGGATTTGGAGGAGATACAATTATCTGATTAAGTTCAGAAAGTTCATCTGAAGTAATTTCTCCTGTTCTGATTTTATCTAGCCATCCAGCGAACTTGCTATCTTCTGCTTGTCTATATTTCTTTGTAAATTGAACAAGTTTAAATTTACCTGCTTTAAAACCTGGAGTATTCCAAAACCAATCTCCTCCAAATGTATGTTTAAGATAGAGTTTTTCTTCTATAGTTGCTACAACTGGGGCAAGTTGAAGAACATCTCCCAAGAAAACCATCTGTTTACCTCCAAAAGGTTCAAAATTCTCTGTGTTATATTTAAGAAAGAGATCAATATAATTCAGTACATCACTTCTACACATACTGATTTCATCTACTACTATAATATCAACTTCTTTATAAAGTTTTGCTTCTTCTTCTTTAAGAACTTTTACAGAGTTTGTAGAAAGTTCCCCACCGATTGGAATTTTAAAGTAAGAATGCAGGGTTTGTGCACTTCCTGTACGCTGTGCCATATTTATACTGGTTATTCCAGTAGGTGCAAGATAGACAACTTTCTTTCCCTGGCTTTCAAATTTCTTATTCATATAATAAAGGAAAGTACTCTTCCCAGTTCCTGCTACCCCAAGAATAAGAAGATTATATCCTGAGTCTATTCCTTTTTCTGCAAGTAAGAATTTTTCATTTATTTGGATTTCCATTTCCATTTCTTTAAAGTTTTTATAAGTTTTTATCCTTTAAGAAGTGATTTTAAATAGTGAATATCTTGTTCAAGATCGATTACCATGTACTTGGCTTTTCTACGCTGTTCAAATCTTTCAGAAACAAGTTTTCTATTAATTCCATCTCTTTCTGATGTATAAATCATATCATTCTCCGTGCGAATATGTTTTGTAATGTCATATTTGATATAATCTCCATCCATAGTAAGTATAGTTTCCCTGTCTTCCATTAGTCTACCTACCATTGTATCCACTCCCATATTGAAAGAAAGCATAATAGATGGATATTGAGATTCGTAATCGGCAATAAGAATATTTTTATGTTTTCCAACCTCTGGTTCAAGTACAAATGCTCCCTCATATTTGTCATAAACATTGTCATTCTTGGAAAGTATAACTACTTTATTTTCCTCAAGAAATAGTCTAATCATGTCATTTTGTACCATTCGAGTCATATAAACGCAACTTGCAAGTTCTGTCCATGTAATCTTTGAAAGATTGAGCAGGAGTTGTAAAGTATTAAGTTTTCTATGAATGAGCATTACAAGAATTGTATCTATGACATTATAGACAACATAACTTTCAAAGTCATTAGAGTAGAGATCATCAAGTGAACCCTGGTAGTCGAGTTTCTTTACTCCCAGAACCTGTGTTCCTACATCTCCAAGATTTAATGATGTCTTAAATTTTATACTTCTGTCATAGAGCGAATAGATTTCCATATAGTCAAAAATGAATCTATGTACAGGAAGTTCTGCTGTATGTACAATTTCTTTGTTATACTTGTCGGAGATTGATACAGATGTAAATCTCTTGGTTGGACTTATAGGTTTATAATCTATGTTAAGTCTTTTCATTCTATTGATAATATATTGCCAGTCAAACTTTATAAAGTTCCACCCAGTAATACAGGGCATCTGTTTACAAAGTTCAACAAGTGCTTTAAGCATAGACACCTCATTTGGATAGTACAGGTACTTAAATTTTACATCTGGAAGTAAATGTTCTGGTATATCTTTAAAGTGGTCTTTTATTCTCTTTTCTATACTTTCAAGTTGGGCAGGAGAAAGTACCTTTGTACCCATTACATATGATGTATTTGTAGGAGAAAAAATAGCAATAGTAGTAATAGAAGTTAGAGCCAATTCAGCTGATGGAAATGTACCATCTGCATTTGCAGATACTTCTATATCCAGAGAATACATTGCTGGAACATTTGAATTGTAGATAGCATCTGTAGTTGACTTTGGGAGTTTAGACATAAGTTCTATTATCCGTGTAAGAGAAAGCCTACCTCTGCCCCCTGTCTTTCTTACAGGAAGTCCAGTATGTGATTTCTTTTCTCTTGATACAAATGGATCATCAGGGTCACAGATGGCCCATTCAAAATTTTCTCTTTGAGGAATCTGAATCTTTTTAAGGAGAATCTTTCCAGAAGTATCATATGTGGACACGACAAGAGTATCTCCCTGTTGGTCTATATTGATCATAGTTTTTAGTTCATGTTTAATTCTATGGTGAGTTTCTGTCTATAAGAAAGTTTTATAGCATTTACAAAGTAAGATATACCATTTTTATAAATGTAGTACAGAACTTTAGCAAAGAGAAGAGTTTTTATTTCATAAGTTCTATCATCTTCTCCTGGATAGAGATAATTTATTATATGAGAAAATGATATAGCAAGTTCATCTGGACAAACATTATCAATCATGTCTATATTGTTATTTTTATTATCTACATAAATAGCAGATATAAGTACAGCAAGTTCCTGAACAGTTTTAAATATCTCTTTCTCATCTTCTTTTTCAAAGACACCGAATATAAACATCATTTTGTCCTCTATATGGGACATTCTTTCTCTTATTTTTTCAAAATCTTTATGCATGGCTCTCTGTATTAAGTCCTTGTTCAAGTGCAGAAATTGTTTCTACAAATAAGTTAAATCCATTAAGGTAAGTGTAGTAGATTATCGTAGCAAATGTAGAACTTTTGATAAGATCAGAGTCCGGGATAGAACTGTCGATATCTTCTTCAAGAACTTGAGACATTGCTATTACAATATCTTCAATTGGGAGATCTTTGTAAGTAGGAAAAAGTATCATAAATCTTGAACAAAGATGTAAGATAAGTCCCTCAATGTCATCAAATAGTTTTTCTTCATCAAGTGTGGAGAGATTTTCCACTACTTTTGTGCAATGATCTCTCATTACATCTGATTTTAAAAGTATCTTTTCAAAATCCTTATGCATTTCTTTCATAAAAGTTTTTATTTTAGTTTTATCTATAAATGTTATACCTTTCTAATGCCCATCGTTTCAAAGTTTTATAAATATGAGAGACCTTACAAAAATGCAAGGTCTCTCGATTGTTGTATTCCGTAAATAAACATTAAAGATTTAAAGATCATCAAGATCATCAAGACTAATGTCTGAGAAATCATTATCAGAAGTACTTGTTTCTGCTTGAGATATTTCCATAGAACTCTCTGCTACAGTATCAAATGACATTTCTTCAACTTCAATATTTTCAGTATCACTTTCCAAATTGTAATCTTCTGTTTTAGTTGTGGCTACACCAGTAGAATTTGAGAAGTAAGGCTTTCCATATGCTTGTTGATAAATTGAATTAAAGAGTTTTGGATCATCTATAAGAGATTTTACAATCTCCACATATTGTTCCTCTTGTTGAGGTGTCCAGGGTTGATATTTTACTTTATCCAGGTCTGGAGCAGTACTTAAGTATTCAAGAATTTTCTTCTTGTTCTCTGGTGTAGGGTCTTCAAGAACTTCTCCATTAATAGAAATACCACTTCTGTCATCAAGGAAGTATGAACTTTCATAAGAAGTAATATTTCCTGTTTCAGTTGGTTTTTCTTGCATAATAAGTGCAAAATTCTTACCTTTGAAAACATCTTGAACTATACAAGATTTCTTACCTATTGAAAGATTCTCTTCAAGTTGATGATCAATTTTCTCCTTGATTTGTTTAGAGAATCTCATTATAAGAATCTTACCCTCAAGTTCTGGTTGATGTTCATCTTTGATTACCTGCACCAGTGCCCAATAATAAAATCTTCTTGTAAAATGTCTACCAACTGCTTTATAAATTGGATTTGTAAGTTTGTTAAGGGTCATTTTTGCAACACTCATAATGTTGTTGTTATTCCCTGCATTACTTGGACAATCTACTTGGATTCTGGCATTTGGGTTCTTAGGATCTGGAAGAAAGTAAATGTATTTTCCAATAATATTACCTCCAGCTGGATCTTTTGGATTAGGTAAAAATCTGATAATAGAAGAATATTTTTTATTCTTCTTTGCAAGTTCCCCAGTTAGTCCTACTTGATAAAGATCTGGATCTCTTTGAAATTCACCAGATGAACCATGTTCACCTGCTACTACAAAATTTTCTTCTTTAAGGTCGAAGATTGAGTTTACATTTTCTGACATGTTTTAAATATTTAATGTTTACAAAAATAATACCCTACTGGAAATGGAAATGTTTCAAAAACAGACTTCCAAAGTCATTACAACTTTGGAAGTTTAGGTGTTTTTGGAAGTTTAGGAGAAGAAAGAGAAGAGTAGTTTGGCATTTTAGAATATTGCTGTTTCTCTTGCTCTTTCTGTTTCTTTTCTTTCTGTTTCTCCATTTGTATCCAAGTATCAATGAGATCTTTATATTCAAAGTATCTCATCTTGGATATGGAATCTGGAGGTATGCTCTTATGCAGGATCAGATACTGAATGCATTGAGCGAGATTTCCTAAGTTTATCGAAAATATTCGACAGATTGAAGAGTCCCTTGTACCCTCCTCGAAAGTTGATCGGTACTCGTACCTGTAAGGCACTTTCCCCCTCTCCAAAGTTTACAAGAATAGTATTCTTAATTCCAAGATTGATCTTTTCTTTTACTTCTGAAATAAGCATATGTTCATCATAGGTAAAAGATTGATATTTTTCATAAAGTGAAGAAATATATTTGTCCTTATCATCAAGAAGTCTCCAATCTTTAATCATAAATTGGACAGTTTTGATGAAATTTTCATTTATGAATCCTTCTCCTTTCTCTTTCTTTTCAGCCTGTCTACGAACATATTCTCCAATATACTCGGTTACACCTATTGTAGGAACATAGAGTTTGATAGGTGTAGAGAAACTCTCATCTTGAAAAACAAATCCTCTTTCTTCATCATCATAGAA